CCGTCTTCGTAGACCTCCAGTACGCGCTCACGGAAACCGCGGCTGCTCATGTTGCTCTCCCGATCAGGTCAGCGTGTTGGTGTAGGTCACCGTCAGCGTGTTGGTGCTCACCACCGGCTGATCGCCACCCGTGAACAGACCTGCGCTGTGCAGCGTGCCGGTCGTGCCGTCGACGGTGGAAACCGTCGTCATGAAGCAGCCCTTCACCGTGCCGTTGCCCGTGAACGTGAACACGAGGCCGGCGGACAGCGACTTGGAACGACTCGTTGCAGCAGCCCAGGCAGCCGTCTTGCGCGCACCGCTGTACGTCGGAGCGTTCGCCGCGCCCGCTTCCGTCCACGTTCCGTGCGACGCCATCGTGTCGGCCGCAACCGGAACGCCGGTGTAGCTCACCGACGAGATCAGGCCCATGAAGTAGGCCGCCGTGAAGGCGCTGCCAGCCAGGCCATTGTCGAGGAGGTAACGAACGCCGACGTCGGTGATGACGTTCGGCGCTTCCAGCTTCTTCTCGACCTCGGTCAGCGTCTGCAGGTACAGCTCGATGTCGTCGATCTCGGACGTCAGCAGACGCCGTTCGACCATGTTGTCCGGCGACGGGCTGCGCTCGAGGGTGCGCAGCTTGTTGTTCAGCTGGATCAGATGCTGCTGCACCTTGTTCCATTCGCCGAGGTGCGGATCGCGGCAGCGCGAGAGATGCGCGTGGTAGACACCTTCGAGCTTGTGCACTGCGTGCTGCGCAGCGTGCGAGCCGCGGATGGCGTTCGAGACCTCGGAGGTCTTCAGCTTGTCGTTGGTCGACTTCATGGTTCAGGCCTCCTGCGGGGTGTCGGTGGCGGGGATGGCGACGAGTTGGCTCTCGAGGAACCAGCGCTGGCACGGAGCACCGTCGGCGACGTACGTCACCAGATATTCCATCTGGCTGGCGTCTTCGTTGAAGCGGCGCTGTTCGACGGTGCCTTCGATCGTCGGCACCACCTGACGGACTTGAGTCCCCTTGGGGATCGGATTCATGCAATTTCTCCTAGAGAAAATGCCCCATAGGGGCGGAGAGACGTCTTGTGCGACTTAGCCCTTACGGCATAGCCACCGCAAGTTCGCGGGCTGACCTTGCACTCCCATCCATGCATCGGAATTGGAAGCGAAGGTGGGAGTGATGGTGGAGTCGCAGGTCGTACCCACAGGAAGGGACACCGGCACCTTCATCGTCACCAATGCGCCATTGACGACTTCGCGCGAAGGCCTCGTCGGTGGTACGCTGGTGGACAAGGAATTCGGGGCGATCATCCACTTGACAACCACAGGCGGTTGGTACGATGCCGGCGGTTGTTTCGGTTGCTTCGCCAGGATCTTGGCAGTGGCAGCACCGCACAGGCGCTGTTCGTCGGGAGGGAGCACCGTGTTGTAACTGCCGTCCGGCATGAAGCAGGGGCCTTTGCGCGTCCCGCCGTACTGCGCAACCCACAGCGCAAACGTTGCCTTCTTGTCCGATGACTTCATGTACTCGGACAGCTTGGAGGACATGATTTCGTCGTATGCCGTGGTGCCCAGCACTGCGGGCATCCCCGCATACGTCAGCCAGTAGAGGCTGTACATCCACTTGTTGGTGTTGGTACCCCACCACCACCAGCCGTACGCCACCCCCACATCATCCCTGTAGAAGATGGGGTATTCGGCCTGGTCGCCGTCGATGATCGGAAGCTTCGGCTGAACCGTCTGAGCCATGGAGGCCGTCGCAGACAGCAGAAGAACCGTCGTTGCGAGGAGGATGCGGATCAGCTTCATGGGACGTCTTTGGGGTCTGCTAGTACAATTATATCAGCAGACCCTTGGGGAACGCAAGAGGGGACCACCAAATTAATTGGAGGTCCGATCAGCAGTGCCCTCGTGCACCGGCGTCGTGTCGGTCTGCTGTGCGCCTCCGCCGCTGTCCCCGGAGCCATCGTTGCCGCCTGCTCCGCCAGATTCCGGCGATCCGCCTTCCTTCTTCTTGCCAGTTGCAGAACCTTCGACGATCAGGTACTGGTCATCTGGCGGCAGATCAGGTGGCAATCCCAGCCAGACGCGACCTTCCTTCTGTCCCACGTACGGCGTACCGTACTGGCTCTGGCGCGACAGATTGACCAGCGCACGAGCCTTCGCACTCATGGTCTGGCTTTCTTCCAGCGGGTTCTGATGGAACGGATCGGGCCACTTGTACTTGAGGCCTTCCGACAAGCCCTTTGGGATGATGCCCAAACCTTCCATGCGTTGGAAGAACGGCAAGAGGACGTACGGTTCTGCGAACGTACGCTGTAGACGCCCGATGTACTCGGCCCAATTCGCACGATCTTGCGCGCTGGCCAGCTGCCCAGCTTCCGCACCGAGTAGAATGCGCTGCGGAATGTTGCTTGCGGCAGCCAGCAAGCCGATCAACGACATGAAGACGTTGTTCGGATCCACTGGATCGGTACCGAGACTGTTGATCTTCACGCCTCGCGTGCGGATCGTGCGGCGAAGCTGGTGTTGGTACTCATCCAACTCCGCAGACAAGGCAGCCTCGTCTTCCGCACCCAGCTGCATCTCCTTGTCGATGTCCACCTGCATGCCACGATTGGCCACCAACCAGAAGGTTTCAGCGCTGGAACCTGCGACCTTCAGGATGTCATCCAGGAGGTTGTACATCGGAGCCAGACGAGGCTTGCTCACCAGGCGGCCGTTCAGCGGGCGATCGACGATGTGCACGATTCGAGTCCAGTGCACTTCCTTCGCCAGACCGCTGCTCTGCGGCAATCCAGGCCGATCGATACGGATGCGGTAGATCAGCGGGAGCCCGAAGCGTTCGTCTTGCGCGTTCTCTTCGAACTTGACGACATCCACCGCCCCAGCGCCGTGCGCCGAGATGTACTTGATGTCCTCGATCTTCGCGTTGCGTGCCGGCAGATTCGGCGAACCAGGCAAGCCAAGCCACAGCACGGAGAACTGGTCGAATGCGAGAAGCCGGTCAGCCTGCAAGAACGCAGACAGAAGTCCTTTCTTCAGCATTCCCTCCCATGCGGTTGCAACCTCAGGACTCGCATCTTCCAACTCCGGGGGATACGCCCACAGAGCGTCCGGCGCCGACTCGACGACACGTTGCGTGATGTCTTGTCGTTCGTACTTGGCCAGCATCTGCACCGGCGTGATGTTGCGCTCGTAGCCGAAGATTTCGTAGTAGTCCCGCTTGCCGCCGAAGCTCAGGCCTGCCCGCATGGCAAGCCAAAGACGAGACATCAGAGTGCTGCCGCCAGTCGGCATGGAAGAAGTGGCCATTTATCGCCCCCAGACGATTCTGTTGCTCGGAACAACCGATTGCTGCATTGCGTGCGTAGGCACCATAATGCCGGATGGCGTACGTCCCCAGATAGGAGACGCAGTGATCGCCAGATGAAGATGCGCAAAACCCAGACTGGCGGAGTCAACCGTGTCGTCAGTTTTGCAGTTCGGGAAATCTTTCAGCTCGTCCTTATGCGGCTTATTCCAGTTGCCATCCAAGAACGACACTCGCCCAGCCGTGATCGCAGCAATATAAGGCTGCGCACGAATCCATTTGTTGCCGCCGCTTGACGGCTTGATGATGACTTGGTACTCACTCAGAACGTTTTTGGCGATGTGATTTGCCCAGCTCTTACCGCTGGAACCGGGCTCTTGCTCGATGACGACGGGGATATGTTTGCCGTCCATCGCGGCGGTCGTACGAAGAATCTCCTCGACCCCGTCAGGATTCCACTGCCCTCGCTTCTGATCCGCAATGACTGTGTGCGCTTGATCGACATTGTGAACGGAATTCGTGCCAATGAGCGTACCGACAGTGTAATCGGGCTTGTTGTCCTTCGTCTTTTCGGTAGCAGCAAGGTCCCAGCTACGGCACCAACGATAATTGCCGACAGGAAGCGCCTGAATCTGCTTGATCTTGGAAATGTCCGCCTTGGACTCCATGATCGTCTTCGGATCCTGCTGATACAGGGCCGAGAACATGAATTCACCCAGAATGGACTGGATGGATTTCAAGGTTTTGGCGCTATATCGGCCAGGCCACAGCGCTTCGCCAGGCGCACGGCCGAGGGGATCACCCTCTTCTGCCAACGCAGGAAGGCGGATCACAGTCCAGAAATTGGTCTTATCCGCTTCGATTAGACGCCCGATCAAATCGTCAATCACCCAGCGAGTCGCCAGGATTACGCAGCTACCACCCGGCTCCAGACGCGTATAAGCGGTCGAAAGGAACCAGTTGAAGATGTCATCGAGCGTCTTGGAGCTGGATGCCTCTTCCCAGTTCTTGATATAGTCGTCGACCAATAGCAGATGTGCGCCCTTACCAGTGATCGGACCACCAATACCAACGCTTCGCATGCCACCACCTTCACTGGTGAGGAACATGCTCATCTTCTGCGCATCGTCACGCACTTGCGTACGAAGCACCTTGTTCTCGTTGTCCAAGAACGCATCTCGGACGCGTCGGCCGAAATCGACAGACAGGTCAGCAGCGTACGTCGTCAGGATGACGTTGGCCCAAGGAAACAGATCCAAGAACCAGATCGGCGTGTGCACGCTGATCATCTCGCTCTTGCCGTGGCGAGGAGGCACTTCGACGATGATTCGAGCGTCGCCCTGGATCAGCTGACTGGCGATGATGCTCGCCATGTACAACAAGTGCGGAGCAGCGATCCACTTGCCCTTGGTCCGATGGTGCGCGAAAGTCGCCGGCGTCAACCGGACGAGCTGCTGAAATTCCTTGGTACGGGGATCTAGCGCAGCCTCCAGATCGGCTTGCGAGAATTTACCCGAAGACATTTCGGACATTATTTGCTCGCCTCACGAACCCAGCGCTCGCCCAATTCCTTGATTGCCTTGAGGTCGCCTTGTGCCTGTGCTTGGATGATCTCGCCGAACGCATCAGGCTTGCGACATGCCAAGCAACCTAGCTTGTGAACCCTCGTGATGTCCCCTTCCAGTTCCTTCTGGATCTTGGGATCGGAGGTTGCCGCCTGAAACAGCGCGATCATTGTCACAACCTCCAGCGCACGCCATGGGTCAGCCGGCCCATATCCTGCTTGCCGGACGAGGAGCACTCGATGCGTATTGCACATCGGTGCGGGGGCTACCTGTGGGTTTGTCATTATGCACCCGGAGTTGCGTTGAGGTCACGGACTTCCGCCTCGATGATCTGCGCTTCATCGATGATTCCGTGCATATCGGGCCGCCCAGGGAAGCGACGCTCGGGAGTCGGCTCGGCACCAGACGACACTTGGCTGATGCGGATGATCACTTCCTGCAGATTCTTCGCAGCAGTCGGATCCGTGAGGACTTGGTTGATCATTTCGCGAGTGTGTGCCGTCGCAGCCCCGAAGCCACCGCCCAAGGTTTCCTGGCCAGCGCCCTGCTGCTGAGCAACGGTTCGCATGATCATCTCGAAACTCGTCGCTTCCGGCTGCTGATTCACCGGCAATG